TGAAGAAAGCTATCAGGAGAGTGATACGTTAGGCACATTAAACGACTTTTTTAATCTTCCGGATGACGTAAACAATTTAGACTATATGCATCCGCACTATGGAGCAAAAGGAACGCTTGGAGAGAGTACATGGTTTAATACGAAATTTTTAGTATTAAAAAATTCGGGAGAAAAAGTAGGTAATGCAAACGGTGGATTAAGAACGCTTGTGCTGCCCGCCGATTCACAGGGGAATGCAGATGGGTGCAAAAACTTCTATGCGTATTTTCACGTATTGTTCTATGCAGGATTGATGGGACAAACAGGCGAGATGTGTATTAACTTTTTGACGGAGGACAATAGACTGATTTGTGGGGTGAATTGGTATAAGATAGATACGTCTGGAAATACAGGTCATTACGAACTGGTTGGTTATAATCCAAACAAAAAAGATAGCGATGACAATGGCGGGCGTGTCCTAAAGGAATATTCGTATACTACAAGTCATCTGCAGAGTCAAAATCCGTGGTATTGGAGCTGGGGACATTGCGATATTCGTAAAGAAGGAAATAAACTCACGTTTTTCTGGTGGGGAAGTTATCCGTCATTTGTAATTCCGGAAATCGAAAATATGAAATGCGCCAAGGTTCAGATTGCAATTAAACAATGGGGAAACCGCTCAGGCAACCAGTATTTAACATTTAATGGAATTGATAATTTTTGGATTCAGAAACTTAACGTAGAAAAATGGAAAGATGTTCCGAACAAATTCACAAAAGGAAGTTCCGTTACTGTAAGGTGCGCAGAAGCTTCAGTAGAAATGAACGGATTGCCAAAACCAGATATTGGAACAATTAATAATGAATGGGAGGAATTTTGCTTAAGACCTGGATTAAATACTATTCAATGTATTTGTTCGTCGTGGGCAAAAAGACCGGAATTTAAGATGAAATACAGAGAGGTGTATCTGTGATCATATACTTTGCTGATAGAAGAATGAATATCATAGGGTTGGCAAGCACCGATCTTCCGAAGGGATTATTCATAAGCGATGATGAAAAAACGGAAGAGATAGAAGAAGGAGTTGCCATTTTAGAGTTTGAATTGCATTTTACAAATAATACAAGAAAAGAAGCAGAACAATGGGCAGATGCAGGAAATTATATACTCAGGAAGGATGGGGATGATCAAGAGTTTTACACAATTATCGAAAGCGAAATTGATGTATATAATGAGAGAATCTCTGTTTACGCCGAGGATGCCGGAATGGATCTGCTAAATGAAACAGTTGGGGCGTATGTAGCTGATCAGGCATATCCAGCAAAATATTATATTGAAAAATTTTCATATGACTCTGGATTTGAAATTGGGCTAAATGAAATCAGCGATTTGAGCAGAAAATTATCTTGGGATGGAGAGACGACAGCGTCTGCTCGCCTACTTAGTGTTGCCACACAGTTTGATGCAGAACTTTCTTACACGTTCGAAATTGACATGTTGAGAATCAAACATAAGTATATCAATTTACACAGAAAACGTGGAAATGATAGTGGGATAGAGCTAAGGATTAATAGGGAAATAACAAATATTAGAGTAAAGAAATCGGTAGCGGATTTGGCTACAGGCCTATCTGTAACCGGCGGAACGCCTGATGGAGATGATCAACCAATTGATCTAAATGGCTATCAATATGATGATGGTGATATTTATATATCTGGTACAAACGTATTTTCTAGAAGTGCATTGGCGAAATGGAGCAGGTATTTATCGGAAAGCGGCAATGATGTAGGACATATAATGCAAACATTTGTTTATGACACAACTAGTAAGTCGGAGCTGTGTAATCGGGCAATATCAAAATTAAAAAAGATTTGCGATGTAGCAGTGACTTATGAAGTTGATCTGGCGTATATACCAACAGGAATCAAAATTGGAGATACAGTAAATATAATTGACAATGCCGGAAAACTGTACGTATCTGCTCGAATAATGAAGTTGGTAATATCGGAATCGAATAAGAAATATACAGCGACATTAGGAAATTACACAACCATAGACAACATAAAACAATATGTGTGGGACGATGATTCCGAGAAAGAAGAAACACCGGATGAAACGTCTGCGCAAGATGATACAGACGCAATGCTTGTGGATCATGAATACAGGCTTACAATGCTCGAACTAGGGCTGTAAAAGGAGGTAGATATTGTTGAACAGTACATTATACAGAACACTAAAGAGAATGATTGAAAGAGGAAAAACAGAGGGAATTGAAGAAAAGCTAGATATATTTTTCGCTTACAATAAACTGACAGAGGAAGAATATACAGAGCTGTTGACGATGTATCAGAATGGAGAGGTGTCTTAAAAATGGCTGAAATAGAATATCTTGAAATTAATGATATTACAAGAATGATTAATGTTCCAAAGAACCTAGTTCTTGGTGTTATGGAAGATAAAAATGTGAAGAGAGTGTACTTTAAGTGCAAGAGAATTGTGGGAGATAACGTGGATCTTTCAAAACATCAGATATATATCAAATACGTGAATGCATTAGACAGAACCGGAGAACGACTGGAAATAAATGAGCCAGGAATATATCATTGCGAAGATGTGTCTAATCAAGGCAATTATATTACGTTTTCTTGGTTGTTATCGGAAAACGTATTTAAAAGCAGAGGATTTGTCGCTTTTTCTATAAATGCAACAGATGGAGAAAGAACACGTTGGAACACATTTCCTGCGATTGGAACAGTTTTGATTACAATTACAGGAGGATTACAGGAAGTTCAAGAACGTTATCCAGATATCATCACGCAATTACTGAATAGAATGGATGAGGTTGAGAAACTGACAACTCCGGAATCCATGCAGAGATATGTAAATGCATATCTTGCAGAGCATAACATAGAGACAAATCCATATATAGGAAAAACAATTGTAGCTTTTGGCGATAGCATTATTGCTGGATGGGGATGGAAAGAAGGAACCGGAATTATAACTCCGTTGAAAGAAAGGTACACTGGAGCAACTTGGATTAACAATGCTGAATCTGGTGCGAACATGGCTGTGACATCCAATCCGTCACATACGCCAATCGTAACGCAGATTAAAAATTACACTGGTGCAGCGGATGCTATAATTTTCGACGGTGGAGTTAATGATATCAATAGCAGCATCCCGGTCGGCTCTATCGAATCCGGATATGATGCATCATACAATACGAGAACATTTTGTGGAGCATTGGAAAGCGCACTGCAGCATATTATGGACAGGTATCCTCTGGCGGTTAAATTATATATTATTCCACACAGCTTCGCAAAAGACAACTCTTACGTGGACAGTATCTATTCAAAAGCGATTGAAATCTGTGATAAATGGAATATGCTATACCTTGATATGAGAAAATGTTCTCAAATTGCTATGACATCTAAGAATAAGAGCAAATATACCTACAACCCAAACAGCAAGAAAGGTGACGGTGTGCATCCAGTAGAATCATGGTATCGCACATTTTACAGCCCAGTTATTGACCAGAAACTAAGAAATCTTGGAATAGGATATACTACAGCGCCTGTCGCACCGACCGTTATAGCGGTTACAGGAGTTAAACTCGACAAGACGACACTGACACTGAATGCCGGAAAATCTGCACAGCTGACTGCTACGGTATCGCCAAGCAATGCGACCAATAAGAGTGTGACGTGGAGTTCCAACAATAGCAACGTATCTGTATCTGGTGGAAAGGTTACAGCCAAGACAGCCGGATCAGCGATCGTAACTGTAACTACCGCAGATGGTGGATACACAGCACAGTGCAACGTTACGGTTAATGCAAGCACAGAGGTAGGTCATACAGAACTGGAATCGCTTAGGCTGGATGGTAATTGCTATTTCGATACAGAGATTTTACCAGACGAAAAGACTAACACAAAAGCAAAATGGAACTTACAGAGCGGTACAACTTATATTGCCGGAGCACGTGATGATAATTATAAAATCGGCTACTCCTGTACAGATAACATCTACGTAGTCCGTGGTACAGCATCCAGTGCCCCTAAAAATACACCATTCTGGGCGAATAATTGGATTATCGAGCAAACAGGCGCAAGTTACAAGGTTGGAGGCACAACCGTAGCTACCGATGCGATAGATTCGTTCAAGCTTAGCAGTCCGTATTATCTTGGAAATATGAGTAAGAACAGCAAACCAGCCGGAACAGGTGTAGTGGGCAAGATCTACTATGCACAGATCTATTCCGGGGATACGTTACAGGCAGATATGATTCCAGTTAAAAAGTCTGACGGTACATTATGCTTATACGATAAGGTGCGCAAGAAATACATCTATAATGCCGGAACGGGAACTGTAACAGAATAGGTGGTGACAAGATGAACAATATTATTGAATGCAAATTAGAATCGACTTACAAAGAAATATTCACCGGTCTTTGGCAGCATGACTACGGTCAGATACTTCGAATCACTGGCGTGGAATTCCCTAAAGCTGTAGAAATACAGTTCTCTTTAAATGAAAAGAGTGGAAGTACGATTACAAGAATTGGAACCACAGTGGATGGTGCGACAGAAGTCCAGATTCCAAATGAACTGTTGAAAAACGATGGACGCACATATGATTATTGCATATACGCCTACATATATCTAACAGATGAAACTTCTGGTAGTACAGAATACGAAATTGTATTGTGTGTAAAATCCAGAACAAAACCAGAGAACCCATCAGAAGAACCATTGCCAGAGCCTAATATCTTTCATGAAACCGTAGTAGCAGTAAATGCCAGTGCAGAACGAGCGGAAACGGCAGAGAAGAATGCCAAGGCAAGTGAGGTAGAAGCTGGGAAATATGCTGCTAGTGCATCGGAGAGTGCGGGTGCAGCAGAAAAGACCAAGGAAGATGCGCTTAAAGAAGTCGGAGAGAAAAAGCAGGGGGCCATAGAGGCTATCCAGAAGCAGGAAGAGACTTCTGTAGGGAAGATTGCTACTCGCACTGATGACGAGATCCAACGGATTCAGAATCAGACTGCAGATTCTAAGGCAGAGCTTGAGCAGACAATTACAAATGCTGGTGTTTCCAAGGGAGAAAT